GTTGTGATCCGGTATTCCCGGCAACCCTTCGCTTGAGATACAATCGTACGGGCGGTTTTAATTCCCGTACGCTTGGTGATCTCCCGCAGGGCCTTTCGGCCCCTCGTTGCCCTTATCGGACACCGCGCCTAATACAACCCGGTCACCTACCCGGGATTATACCATCCAAGTTTGATGCTGATCGACTTGGGGCGACCAGAACGCTCTAAGTGCTCTTTATCAGGACTTGGCAAGTCACTGACCTCGATGTCATCTCTGACCTCAAGTTGGAGCAGACACTTAGTCAGGGCGCGCCTTCCCGTCAAAGGATTCGACGGTATGGTCGCGCGAACACGGTAGCCCTTGACCAAAGGGCTGTGTGTGTCCCTAGAAACCCTCTCCCAACGAAAACCGAGAAAGGAGTTCCGACCTAGAACAGGAGAAGACTTAGAGACCACCGGATACCAATCAAGGATCCGGCTAATCTCTTCGTCCAACGACCGGCAGGTCTGCCAGTAGCCAGCGTGGTATAGCTGGTTTCTGAACGACACAAGCGCGATCATTTCCTGAGCATCCCTCCGCGAGGTTGGGAGTGCATGACGGACGCGGACAAGACTAACGTCCTCACCGTCGTAGTACTCTTTCCCACACGACTCTCTGAACCTTCCGGTCCAGAAAGACTTGTTCGTATTCACCTTGAAACCGAAGTACTCAAGGGAATCGATCACGGAATGCACAAACTCTCTAGGAACAATGATATCATCCCCAAAGATACGTACCTGCTCAGCGTAACGGCGTACCGTTAGCCGATCCAACTGATGTCCTAGCTCGTCTTCTATTCCTAAGAAGACAACGGTTGCGAAAACCATCGCCTCCAGCGGGAAAGTCAGAGCTGAGCCCATAGACGCATACTTGGAGAGGGACATGGTAACTCCCAACTCCTTGATCCAGGCCTTCGTGCTTCTGCAAGCCATCACTGCGCCCCTCAGGGCTGGGTGATTGGCGAACATAGCATGTACATGCCTGACCGAGACACGATCGGAGGCTTCGCTAAGATCTAGCGTTGCCAGTTCCCCCGAAAGGGAACCTTCCAATGCCATCTCCTGGTTTGGAGTTTGGTCATCGGTTCCGATTATGCGGCGTGACGGGTCATTGTCACGTATCGCAACATTGAACGACCGTAACAGAGCTTGTTGCACGTACATCATGTGCGTAGGCTCCATCGCGATTATTCTTGGTGTCTTGAGCGTTTTAGGAACAGTGATCACCTTCACAGGTGGCTCACGTCCGGGATCGAGGTAGTCAACTCCGTCCATTTGATCACTGATGTTACTCAACGACCAGTTGGGAACAACATTCTCCACGAAAGGAAAATACTGCTCTAGACGGTAGGTCCACGTATCTAGCAGATACTTCTGGTTACCAACCAGGCCATCTGCCGTACTACCGGGACCATGTTTCGGGAGTGTCTCACCGTCAAGCAATTGCTGCTCAACATCTGAAAACACGTCGCCGAACAGCGACCGGGCCATCCGACTAATTCTCTCATAATCAAATGGAGAAAGCCGGGAGTCGGTTACTTTGACTTCCTGCTCGGTCTCGATGTACCCTTCCAACGCTGCCCTGACCCTGTGAGGGGCACAAGGCAACTCGATCTTCCCAAACATTAGCGTTAGCTGCCGTATTGAGCGAATCGCGGTGATATCGGGGTTCTCGAGTAGAACACCAGTAGCACGGTCGAACACAAGGTCAAGGAAACCCCCTAGAAATACGGGGAGACCTGCTTGCCAGCCGAAGCCAGCGAACAAGTCGTGACCTACGAAGCCGCGTTCCAGACTTCTTTCGAAATCTTTACCGAAGCTAGGTAGAGTGATCGTTAGGAACGAATCACCTTCATGTTCGACACGCTCAGAGACAGTTTGATAATCTCTGAGGGCGCTAGTGCAGCACCAAGTGGCGCATTCACTGGCCACTTTCAACCAGAGTATTTGTAGGCTTTTCAGACCTACCTCCATTCATCTTGGGGGTTTGGGTCTCCTAGCCTATGCGCTAAGAGCTGACTTCACTGCCTTTAAAAAGAGGCACAGTCTTTCCAACGACCGTCTGGGTATACAGTAACACCGTAATCCAGAATGAAGTGAACCAGCCACGTGAAGAAACCCATCCATACTACTGTCAACATCACTAACATGACAATAGCGTAAAATAGATTGTCTCCCAGTGGTTTAACTCTCGCCACCGAGGATCTTAGTGACGAGGGCCATCGTAGATGCGTTGACCTGGGTGTTGAATCCCGTGTACAACGCAAGCAGCTCCGCCGCCGTGTACCCAATGATCGGGTGGTCGATGACCGTGTAAACGGACGCCGACACAGCCTGGTTCTGGGCAGGGATGAACGGATCTGCTGTGATCTTCTGATGGTTCAGCCGCAAGAGCCGCCGACGCCTCTTCCCGTAGGACGAGGAGGCCAGCAGCTCGATGAGGCCGTCGCCACTCTGGTACTTCGACGCGTTATCGCCCACGCTTACGCGGGGCAGTGACGTCGTCACACCGGAGATGGTAACGGTTTGCGGATCAGTAAACGACATAGGGCGTACTCCTTCTGCTATAGCTCGTAAACAACCGAGCTAGGTGTTTGGACGCTGTGCAACAAGCACAAACTTCAACTCTTAGCCAGGCCAAGAGCTGCAGCGATCGAGAGCTGGTAAGGTGACAAGCCTTCCCAGGTAATCCCGAAACCAAAGGGGTTAGCTTTCTTCCTCAACTTCGTCTCAGTGACGAATGTCATGGGAGAAACACCGCCAGACAGACCTAGATGACCTGTCTTATCGATGGTATAAGTATCCTTCACGATGGTATGCTCCATCAGATACCCATAGCGCATAACGAGGCCGTAAAGTGACCAGTCCGTGAGATTCGAAATGACATCTCCGGTACTGGTGAACCAATCCACGGCCCAGCTCCAGGGAGCGAGGTTCCAGAGTGTTTCTGGCGTAGGTGCTACACCGAGAAGAATCTCGGCTCTGGCAGCGTACTTGGCCATCTTTATCCGGGAGTCGTATCCGGTAGGGAGATGGTAAGTAAACGCTCCAGAGAACCACCTACGTTGAAGGGTCTCACGCCTTCTAACCACGTTCCCAAGGTTCTGTTGATCCACGAAAGCTGTGATACCAGGCGGCAAGGCCGCGTAAGTACCGGTACTGATCAGCTCAGTGTCAACAGTCCTTTTCGATGGGAAATTGTAACGCCTGCGAACAACCCTTCCGCTATCGCGCTCGAACTGACTGAGCACGCTATCGGCGCGACGAACCGCGGCTGCGAAGCTGCGAATTTCGTTCACTAAGGGCATCCAACCAAACTGAAGATTAAGGTAATCTTTACCACCAGCTCTTGATTGAGACTTAAGGTGGTGCCAATTCCTAGTTTTCCAGCTTTGGCTCCCCAGTGCATGGGGAATACCTTCTCGGGCAAGTTCTCCCAAGAAGGTAGAGGCGTCAGCAATTGAGTTGGTGGGTTTACACCTTGCGACAGCTTGCGCACCATAGGCATTCAGTACCGAATCAACGGTCTGGCCCGTGGGCGGAAAAGCTACCGTAGTAGGTGTAATCGGGAAAGCCGGACCTTGATAGGTCTGGATGTTTGTATTCCCGAAACCATTAGTAGAAGAGTTCTTGATACTAACCCGACCAGGACGTGTTACCACGTATGTTCTGGTCGTAAAGAACTCTCCACCAACGTCACCCGTCAATCCGCCTTTCCTAGGCGGGAACGGGTGCCCCTCCGACGCAGTGATTTGCGTCTCTACAACGGGTGAGTATGAACCGCTTAGGACCTGGTCATCCGGCTTGATATAAGGCGGGACCATAATCCAGGTTGATTTATACTGCCCTGATGGGAACGAGCG